ACCTCCTCCTATTCCTAATTATATTGGAGAGTGTTTTATGAAGATAGCAGAAGGTTTATCACACAAACCCAACTTCATTAACTACACCTATCGTGATGAAATGATGGCAGATGGTATTGAAAACTGTCTAATGTACTTCAATAATTTTGATCCTACCAAGTCCAAAAATCCTTTTGCTTACTTTACCCAAATTATCTACTATGCCTTTTTACGAAGGATCCAAAAAGAAAAGAAACAGACTTATGTAAAATACAAAGCCACCGAACAGATGGGTATTTTGGATGAGTTTGAAATGTTGGAACTGGAAGATGGTACCTCAATGCAGTTTCAAATGTACGACAATATTGCCGAGTTTATTGAAACATATGAAACGGCAAAAGAGAATAAAAAAGCGGTAAAGAAGCCAAAAGGGATTGAAAAGTTTCTAGGAGAGTGATATAATGTACAAAGTTAAATATTATATCTCTAGTGGTGCAACTAGATTTAAATCGTTTGAAACCTTACACGAAGCAACAATATTTGCAAATAACCAACCTATAGATTCTATAATTGAGATAACACATTATGAAGGTAGCAATAATAACGGATCAGCATTTCGGTGCAAGGAATGATTCAACCCATTTTTTAGATTACTTTGAAAAATTTTACTCAGGAACTTTCTTTTCTATTTTGGATTCTGAGTCCATTGATACTGTGCTTATTCTTGGTGATACTTTTGACCGCCGGAAATATATCAATTTTTATTCGTACAAACGCACAAGAGAGATGTTTTTCGATAAGTTGGCGCAACGTGGAATCAAAGTCCGCATGCTTGCCGGCAATCATGATACCTATTTCAAAAACACCAACGAAGTAAATTCGGTTCGGTTACTATTACAAGAATATACTAACATTGAAGTAATTGATTCACCCAAAACAATTGAAGTGGATGGTACATCAATTTGCATGATGCCTTGGATTTGTCCAGAAAATTATCAACAAAGTATGGATGAGTTAAAAAATACTACGGCAGATATTGTCATGGGTCATTTCGATATTGCCGGATTTCAAATGCATCGTGGTATGTCATCAACTGATGGTTTAAGTCGTGATTTATTTTCTCGTTTTGATATGGTATTTTCTGGTCACTTCCACCACAGGTCTACAAGCGATAACATCTATTATCTTGGCAATCCTTACGAACTTACTTGGCAAGATTATAATGACCCCCGTGGATTCCATTTGTTTGATTTATCAACTCGTAAATTAACTTTTATTGAAAATCCAAACGTAATGTTCCATCGTATCACTTATGACGATAAGGAAAATAGTATTACCGAAATTACCAATAAAGATTTAAACAAGTATACCAATACCTATGTTAAAGTTGTGGTAATTAACAAAACTAATCCTTATCTGTTTGATAAGTTTATGAATAACTTATATTCCATTAATCCAATTGATATTACCATTGCCGAGGACTTTACAGACTTGACAGAAGGTGTAGAAGATGATATGATTGACCAAGCTGAAGATACCATCACAATTATTAATAAATTTGTGGATGGCATTAAAGAAGAACATATTGATAATGATAAACTCAAAACAGTATTAAAAGAACTGTATGTTGAGGCATTAAATCAGGAGCAAGCATGAACGAAAAAGAACCGTCTGAATGGACCTGTTATCTTTTTGGTGTTAAAAACGAAGGCATCACATGGCAACCAAGTAAAGATAATGTGCCAAATTGGTTTTGGAGAACAATGCAATATCTAGTTTTTGGTAATCGATGGATTAAAAAATGAATGAAAGTCATTTGAGAAGTATCGTTAAAGCAATCAGTTGGAGATTAACTGGTTCTATCGATACTTTTGTTGTTAGTTTTCTTTTAACAGGAGAATTACTTTTAGCCGGCAGCATTGCTTCTGTTGAAGTGTTTACTAAGATTATATTGTTTTGGCTTCATGAAAGAACATGGAACAAAATCAAATGGGGTAAACAACCACATAAACCTGATGAGTCTGGTTTTGACTGGAGAAAACCTACAGTACAGATGTTAGGTCGTTGGCAACCTTGGCATAAAGGACATCGTGCCTTGTTTGAAAGAGCAATTGCTAAAACCGGTCAAGTTTGTATTATGATTCGTGATTGTGAAGGATGGAATGATTCTAATCCTTTCAAGAAAGAAGAAGTAGAAAACTTTATTCATGCCGATTTGAGAGAAAAATATGAAGGACAGTACACTATTTTATTTGTACCTAATATTACAAATATTACCTATGGTCGTAATGTTGGTTATAAAATTGAAAACGAAGTATTTGACGAAGATACACACTCTATTTCAGCGACTGAAATAAGAAAACAAATGGGTTTAAAATAATTATAATATGATTATATTTCAAAAAGTCCGATGGAAAAACTTCTTATCCACCGGTCAAAATTTTACTGAGATTAACTTACTCAAATCACCAAACACACTCATTATTGGTAATAATGGTGCAGGTAAATCTACCATTCTAGATGCCTTATGTTTTGGTTTATTTGGTAAACCGTTTCGTAAGATTAACAAACCACAACTTGTAAATTCAATTAACAGTCAAGGGACTGTAGTTGAGATTGAATTCCTGATTGGTAAGAAACAATACAAAGTGATTCGTGGTATTAAACCAAATGTGTTTGAAGTTTATTGTAATGATAAATTGGTCGACCAAGATGCCAAAGCAAAAGATTACCAAGAACACTTAGAGAAGTTTATTCTCAAATTAAACTTTAAATCGTTTACTCAAGTGGTTATTCTAGGTTCAGCATCATTTGTTCCGTTCATGCAATTATCTCCTTCAGATAGAAGAAACATCATTGAAGATTTATTGGATATTCAAATCTTCTCCTCAATGAATGGGCTCGTCAAAGAAAAAATGTCTGGTATCAAAGAATTGACCTCGTCTACCAAATATCAAATGGACTTGACTTCTGAAAAAATTAATTTTCAAAAACAAAGTATTGAAGAACACAAAAATCGGTCAGATGAAGAAATCATAAAGAAAAAATCTGAAATATCCAAAAGTGTTATGCAAACCATTCAGCTTAATAAAGATATTAGTTTGGTACAAAAACATATTAATGTTTTCCAGAAAAAAATTCAAGATAAACTTTCCATAGAAAAGAAAAGTAAAAAGTTGTTGCAACTAGAATCAAAAATTGAAACCAACATCAAGAAAAATGAAAAGGATATTGCTTTTTATGAAGAACACGACAACTGCCCAACCTGTAAACAAACTATTGACGGAGAATTTAAATCCGAACAGGTCGAAGAAAGAAAGTCCAAAGTCACTACTCAACGGGAAGGCCTTACGGAAATCGCAGCACAAATTACTCAAGCAAACAAAAGAATAGAAGAAATTCACGGTATAATTAAACATATTACCGAACACAATAATGAAATCGTTAAACACAATTCTACTATTTCTGCCGTTAATCAATATATTGAAAAACTCAAAACAGACATTGAAGAACTGGAAAATCGTAAAGATAATTTAGAAGAAGAAAATGCTAAGTTAAAGGAATTGAAAATTGAATTGTCTGTTCTAGTTCAAAAGCAACAAGACCTATCAACAGAAAAACAATATTATGAGTTTGCTAGTAATCTTCTAAAAGATACCGGTATCAAGACCAAGATTATTCGCCAATATTTACCTATTATGAATAAATTGATTAACAAGTATTTAACTGCCATGGATTTCTTTGTAAACTTTAATATCAATGAACAGTTTGAAGAAACCATTAAGAGTAGACACCGTGATGAATTCTCGTATGCCAATTTCTCCGAAGGTGAGAAAATGCGTATTGACTTGGCACTACTGTTTACATGGCGTCAGATTGCTAAGTTAAAAAATTCAACAAACACCAACTTGTTGATTTTGGATGAAGTATTCGATTCATCTTTAGATGGCGTTGGTACTGACGAGTTTTTAAAGTTAATTTATGAGATGGGTAAAGATACTAATGTATTCGTTATCTCTCATAAAGGTGACCAATTATATGATAAGTTCCGGAGCGTAATCCGGTTTGAAAAGGTTAATAATTTTTCTAGGATAGCAAAATGAGTGAAATAATTAGTTTTAATACAGAAGATGCTTTAAAAACAGATGGCATCGTTCCACAACAAGTACCCGTTTTTAAATTGGTATCGGAAAATCATCCAATTCTAAAAGAAATAATGCCAGATTTTGATTTTAATAATCCGCCGGTAAATCCAAATCAATTTGCTTCTTCTTTGGTAGAAACCTGTAAATTACATAAAGGTTATGGATTGTCCGCAAATCAATGTGGATTTAAATACCGAGTTTTTGTAATGGGTGCCGAAGATAATTATGTGGCATTCTTTAATCCTAAAGTGGCAAAAACTTACGATGAAGCACACATGATGGAAGGATGTTTATCATTTCCATTTTTAGGATTGAGAATTACCAGACCTGCCGCAGTTGATGTTGAATACCAAGACTTTAATGGTGAAAATAAAACGGCACATTTTACTGGTATAAGTGCACGATGTTTCCTTCACGAGCTTGATCATTTAAACGGAATAGTATATACTAGTCATGCTAAACCAATGGCATTGCAATCCGGCATGCAAAAACGCAACAAACTAATGAAAAGTTTAAGATTAAAATAATGGCAACACCAATTGAATTCGTAGAAAAACAATGGTTAGATTGGAAAGAATCCAATCCACCAGAAAAATCTAAACATATTGATAAAGAAAAACTTATCGAGATTGTTATTAAGGATTTAACTTATGCTTCTCAAATGGATGTCCGTGAATATACTTTATATCAAAAGTGGTGTGAAGTAAAAGAAAGATATCCTGTTGAAGAAGTAGCCACATTGTGGGGTTCTGAAATTCAAATGGTTGATCCTGAACAGAAGAAATTGGTTGATAAGGTCAAAGCAAACTTTTGGATGCCTACTGAACCTGATGATTATGAAAAATTAAAACCCGTTATGAAGTTACATAACGGTGAATTAGCAGAAACGTGGAATGCCATTCGCACATTTACTTCCACTATGAAGAATAATTCTAATATTGGTCGTAATCTATTTTATACAGTAGAAGATGAAGTTACTGGTAAATATCTTGGTGTTATCTGTATCTCCTCAGACTTCCTGGACTTGACTCCGAGAGATAAGGCGATTGGATGGGCTAGAGATGTTAAGACACAACAAGGAATGATTAACCACACCGCCATCGGTTCTACAATCGTTCCGTTACAACCTTTAGGTTGGAATTACATGGGAGGCAAATTACTTGCTTTACTTTGTTTGGCTGATACAGTTCAAAAAGATTGGAAAGAAAGATATGGAGATGTTCTTGTTGGTGTAACCACAACATCTCTTTATGGTAAAACAAAAACGGGTGGTCTATCTCAATATGATGGACTTGAACATTGGAATCCTATGGGTTTCTCCTCAGGTTCTGTGGCATTTGAACCATCACGAGCAACCAAAGCCATGTTATTTGATTGGATTAAAGAAACTGAACCTCGTAAATATTTTGAATGGTGGGCTGCCAAGAATCAGCAAGGACTTCCACTCAAACGAGACCACAAAAATCGTTCATTAAATTTTGCTTATCCGAAACTTGGTATACCAAAAGAAATGATTCGTACCGAACACCAGCGTGGAATTTATTTTGCTCCACTTTATAATAACACCAACGAATATCTCCGTAAAGAAATTACGGAAGATAAACTAGTAAAATCTTTTGATACCAGTGAAGAAGCTTTATCTAATATTTGGAAAACTCGTTATGCCAAAGGCCGTATTCGGCAATTACAGAAAAAGAATACGGTATCTTACGAAACTCTTTTCTATGATGATTTGATTTATCTGTCATGGGAAGATACCAAATTGAAATATTTGCCGCAGGTTGGCAGATAATCAAGTATACCACACATATACTTGACAAACGCATCTATATAATGATATGATGTGAGAACTTGCAATACGCAAGGATTTTTTAACTTTACTATGGAGTATTACTATGAGCAAGAATTTATCTGCTAAAGAAAAGATGTTAGCCGCTTTGTCAAAACAAGAAGGTTACAACACTTTTACTGTCAAACAAGCACAACGCCGTTTCGGCATTACCAATGTTACAGCCCGCATTGACGAACTCCGTCAAGAAGGTCATGTAATCTACACCAACAAGAAAATTGTTGATGGTAAGAAAGTTGCTTTCTATCGCATGGGCAAGCCAACCAAAGCTTTGGTTAAGGCAGCTCTCAAGTCTGGTTATTCACTAGCCGCTTAAGTTATAAGAGGGGATTATTCCCCTCTTTTTTATTCTTGGAGAGATAATGGAAATATCAATTAAAAAAGAAGAATTACAAAAGAAAAGCCTGTTTGTTGCTACGCCAATGTACGGCGGTATGAACCATGGTCTTTACATGAAAGCTTGCCTTGATTTACAAGGTATGTGTATGCAATATGGCGTACAAATCAAATTCTCATTTTTGTTTAATGAGTCCCTAATTACAAGAGCTCGTAACTATTTGGTTGACGAGTTTATTCATCGTTCCGATTGTACACATATGTTGTTCATTGATTCGGACATTCATTTTAATCCTCAAGATGTGATTGCCTTGTTAGCTTTAGATCGTGATGTAATCGGCGGTCCTTATCCTAAGAAAGCAATTAAGTGGAAATCAGTTAAACGAGCAATCGAAAAAAATCCTGATTTGGATCCTGGCCAATTAGAAAAAGTTACTGGTGATTATGTTTTTAATCCAGTTAAAGGTACGGCACAATTCTCTGTAACAGAACCACTTGATGTATTGGAAATTGGTACTGGTTATATGATGATTAAGCGTGAAGTATTTGCTAAAATGACCGATGCTTATCCTACAATTCGCTATAAACCTGACCATGTTGGCCAAGCAAACTTTGACGGTTCACGATATATTCATGCTTTCTTTGATACTGTTATTGATACAAAAGATTCAATTACTGGTGGTGGTTCTGATCGTTACCTTTCAGAAGATTATATGTTTTGCCAGATGTGGCGTAAAATGGGTGGTCAAATCTTCTTATGTCCTTGGATGAAAACCTCACATATCGGTACATATCATTTCCAAGGAGATATGCCAGCTGTCGCCAATTATGTTGGAGAAATGTAATGGCTAATTTTGTTTTGTCTGAAATTCCACAAGAAGAAAAGATAAAAAATCTATCACAAAAAAATATTGTTAAAGAATCACAAACGGCCACAGAAGGTGGTCGGAAGTTTGATGGCGGGAAATTGCAGTATGGTTTAATTCCGCCAAACGCATTAAAGGCAACAGTAGATATTCTCACTTTTGGTGCAGAGAAGTATGAGCCAGATAATTGGAAATGGGTACCAGATTCAAAGCGCAGATATTTTGATGCCGCACAACGGCATTTATGGGCTTGGAAATCTGGTGAACAAAATGACCAAGAAACAGGCAAAAATCATTTGGCACACGCAATGTGCTGCTTGATGTTTTTGTATGAACACGATACAATAAATTTTTTAAATAATGGAGAAGCAAATGAAGCTGTCAAATGAAACACTAACCGTACTGAAGAATTTTTCAAGTATTAATCAAGGAATTCAATTCAAAAAAGGCACAAAACTTACCACAGTATCTTCTGGTAAAACTGTTTTGGCTCAAGCAAATCTTAAAGATAATTTTCCACAAGATTTTTGCATTTACGATTTAAATCAATTTCTTTCCGTAAATTCTTTGTTTAAAGATTCTGCTGAACTTGAATTTAATGATTCGGATGTAATCTTTAAGAGTGGCAAGCGTAAAACAAATTATCGTATGACGGCTAAAGAGATGATTGTTGTTCCACCAGAAAAAGAAATTACACTTCCTTCTGTTGATTGTGATTTTAAATTAACGGCAGAAGATTATGAATGGATCATGAAAACTGCTTCAGTATTATCTTCACCGCATGTTGCTGTAGAATCGGACGGAGAAACTATTAATATCGTTACCTTTGATGCTGCCGATAATTCCCAAAGTACCAATTCAATTGAAGTTGGTGAAGGTAACGGCAAAAAATATAAGATTGTATTCAAAACAGAGAATATCAAACTTATCCCTGGAAGTTATGATGTTAAGATTTCATTTAAAGGCATCGGACATTTCCAAAACACCAAAGATGACATCCAATATTGGATTGCATTCGAGGCTAAAGAAACTAAAATCGGAGAATAAAAAATGGCATTAATTTACTTTACAGACGCACAAACTGGCAACCAAATTGCTATTAACCCAACTTATGTTGTAGTTGTTTTCACTACCAAAGGTGAAGATGGAGTTGAAAAGACTGTTATCAATACCACAACAGGTAATGTTGTAGTTGCTGCATCACAAATTGAAGTTGTAGGTCAGTTACAAGCGCAATTGAATTAATTTGTAGTTTTTGAGTAGTATTATATTATGGGAGTTTGTGATGGAACATTTATTGTGGGTCGAAAAATATCGACCAAAACGTGTGGAAGATTGCATCTTACCGGATGCAATCAAATCCACCTTTCTTGAGTATGTGGCTAGAAAAGAAATACCGAACTTATTACTATCAGGTAGTGCTGGTGTTGGCAAGACTACGATTGCAAAAGCTCTCTGTGAGGAAGTTGGTTGCGACTATATTGTTATCAATGGCTCTGATGAATCTGGTATTGATGTTCTTCGTACTAAAATCAAAAACTATGCTTCTTCTGTTTCTCTCGCTGGTGGGAGAAAAGTTGTTATCATTGACGAAGCGGATTATCTAAATCCAAATTCAACGCAACCTGCTTTGCGTGGTGCAATCGAGGAGTTCTCCTCAAACTGTTCATTCATCTTCACTTGTAACTTTAAGAATCGTATTATTGATCCGATTCATTCTCGTTGTTCTGTCGTTGATTTCAAAATCAATGGATCAAAGGCAAAGATGGCTGCGGCTTTCTTCAAGCGTGTAGAATGGATCCTTGAACAAGAAAGAATTACATATGATAAAGAAGTTGTTGCAGCTGTCATCACCAAACACTTTCCAGACAATCGCCGTGTTCTTAACGAACTTCAGCGATATTCTGTTTCAGGTACAATTGATAAAGGCGTCCTTTCTAATATTGCTGATATACAACTTGATGCTCTGGTTACATCCTTAAAGGAAAAAGACTTTGCATCAACTCGTAAATGGGTAACTTCAAATCTGGATAATGATCCTGTAAAAGTTTATCGTAAACTCTATGATGGTTTATATGAAGTATTGAAACCTCAATCAGTACCACAATTGGTTCTTATCTTGGCCAAGTATCAATATCAATCTGCTTTTGTTGCCGACCATGAAATCAATATGGTGGCATGTTTGACAGAAATTATGGTGGATTGTTCCTTTAAGGATTAGATTGTTTTATAATATATCTGGATAGTCCTGTTTCTAACATAGCTTGTTTTATTGATGAATATTTTTTATTATTAACTATTACGGGTTTAGAAGTATCTCTTCCATTTATTTTACCCTTACGCATTTCTGACCATTTTAATTTTTGTTCTTTGCTATGATTTGGTATGTTTATTAAATTTTGTGACTTTCTGGTTATTGATATTTTTTGCTTTATTGATTTCGAAAATGTTCTTCCTTTTTGCCAATCAGTATAATTATCGATTTCCAAAATATCAATAAACTTGTTTTGTTTACCGTTGGTAATCCATATTCTATTTTGACCACTGGGAAAACCTGAATTATTTTTGTTTATAAAATCATTTCGCTTAGATGCATTTAGTTTAGTTAAAACTTTTTGTTCCCAACATCTTGCTTTATATGAATTTGTAAAAGTTCTTCTTATTTCAAAAAGAAAATCATTTTTTCCATATTTGTTTATTAATTCTCTAACATAATTAGATGAGGTAAAATAAGATTTCCATAGGTCGTTTGGATTACAATTTTTTGAGTATCTTACACCATAATAATATTGTCTTGTTGTCTTACAATATATAAGGTATGTGTATGGTATATTTTTCATTATGATGAGGTATTTTGTTATGTTATATATATTTAGTAATTTTAGTTTTTATATAGTTGATTGTGAGTTTAAGTAATGCCAGACCTATTCAAAGAAATCATACCATCAATCTTACAAACTAAAAAATCTCCGTTTAAAGATGAATATGATTATAAGGACTATGTGCCTTTCGTGGTCAATCGTGCCTTGTCATACCATTTAGATTGTATATCTTATGTTAACCAGTTAAACCTCACTCCTGGTATAGACAAGGATATGCAATACCAGTATCTTCTCAACACTATACGATCTATGAAACGAAAATTCCAACCGTGGCAGAAATCAGAGGTTGACAAAGATATAGAATGTGTAAAAGAATATTTTGGTTATTCCAATGAAAAGGCCAAAGAAGCATTACGAATTCTTACTACCGAACAAATAGAGGAAATAAAAAATATAGTGGAAAAGGGTGGAGTAAAGAAGTAAATTGTTATAAATACAATAATACTATTTACAAATACAATAATTATGAACTATCCTAAAACAGCTAAAGAAGCAAAAAAAATTCAATCACTTTTTTATTTTACCGAAAAACCTTGTAAACACGGACACCTGTCCAAAAGATACACCAGTACTG